GTACAGTTCTAACTGGTAATAAGAAACCATCATCAGGAACTAATAGTGGTGGGTCTACTTGTTTCTGTGCAGCTTTGATAGTTGTCTTTGACATTTCATTTAACATCTTAACATCTGGCAATGCTGTCATTGCAGGACTTCTTCCATAAATTTCATTTGATGCTTTTAAATATCTTGGTACAACAAATGGAAACTCTCTAAATCCACCTACAGATAATTCATTACCATTCTTGTATTCCATATACACAGATTCAAATGGCATATTAGCTTTATCTTTTTTCTTAGGATTAAAATCTGCTCTTGGATAAACTGCGTGTAGTATTTCTATTTCTTCGTAAGGATCTTTCTTTGCTTTTGTTTGCACATCCGCAGATACAGCTTCGCCAAATTTTTGTATTGCAGCTCTAGCTGATATTTTAAATTTTCTATAGATAGTATCTATTCTACCTTTATCATTCTCTGCAATAAATACTTCGTTGATATGTCTTGTTGAAAATTTAATAATGTCATCATCATCTTCTTCAATAAACATTGCTGCTGTACCAAATGTTATAAGGTCGTGATACAATTCAAATATTTCTTGTTGAAAGTTTGATCTATTGAAAGCTGTGTACATTGCATCTGTAGATGCTTCTAACCAAAGTTTTGCTTCATCTTCATTTTCTATTTCTTCATCTTTGAATCTTAATGTAAACCAAGGAGTAGATGGGTTTGTGAGCATACCATGTAGTGATGCTGCTAAAAGTTCTACTGCTTGTATGGGTGATGAGTCAAAGACTTGTTCCATTCTTTTATCACCTCTAGCTCTTTTTTTTGTTACGTCTGCTTTTCTTGGTTGCATATAGTCTGCAACTTCTTGCCAATGAGTTTCCCAGTTTTCTCTTTGACCTTGTAATCTATCAAACCTAGATAATAATCCTTTAGTTAAATCTGTCTTTGCCATTACTGTCCTAATAAACTTCTACGACCTAATGTTAATGTTTCTTGTTCAACACCTTTAGGTCCTGTTAAAATTGTAGTTGATCTACCTCTAGCTTTAGTCTTTCTTGCATCATAACCATCCATTGCAGTTGCTGAACTTTGAGAAACTTCAGGTGCAGTTGGTGTTACTGGAGCTGGTGCAGGTGTAGGAGTGGGTCTGCTTGGTCTTACTATTCTTGCTACTGCTCCTCCCATATTATTCTCCAAATGTTAATGATGATTTAGTTTCTGCTTTTGTTTCAGAAACAGTTTCTTTAATTTCTTTTACTTCTAGTTTCTTAACTTCGTTTTCAAAAGTTTTATCTTCTGATAATACTAATACTTCTTCAACCTTTTTAGGTTTTGCTTTCGCTTTTGCTTTTGGTTTCTTTTTAAATATCTTTTTAATCTTTTCTAACATTATGATCCTAATAAAGTTTTCTTTTCTGTTTCAGCTTCTTCTTCCACACCTAATGGTCCAGTTAAAATTGTAGACCTTCTGCCTTTACGTTTTCTTTCTATCTCTGCTTGTTCTGCCGCAATTCTGTCTTTTTCTTCTTGCGAGACTTCTGCTTTAGGCGGTTCTGGCAAAGGTTGAACTGGTGGTAGCGGTGGCATTTTTGGTCTAAATAATGATCCCATAATTATAAAATCCTGTATTCATTATCTGCTACACTTTGTGGAGCTGATTGTCTAGTATTAATTTCTTGTAGTCCAACAGACAAGTAACGCATAGCATCACAAGCGTGTGAACTCCAATCATGTACAGGTTTTGATCTGAACATTCTATTCTTATCAATATACTTCCTGTGGTAATGTCTTAACGCATCTATCAACTTTTTGCAATGGTCAGTATCAATCCAGCATCTAGGCAAGGTCATTGTGGTTGCGTGTATACCATCTTCTAATGGAATTTTTGGTACGACCTTGAACCTAACTCCTAATTGGTAGGCGACCTCTCTTCGGGTCTTACCATTACTAAAATCTGTAACTTCTATATCGTGTGGTGCAAAATGATCTTTGTAAACATAATCTTTATCTTTAATGATCTGCACATAGTGTGGTAAACCTTGACCTCGTTCCTCGTGGTAATCAATAATATTTACTGATCTACCTAACTGTTGAAAGAATATTATTGCAGAATGATCTGATACTCCAAGATCCCATGATGTTGATACTGGTAGACTTGGGTCGTATGGTACTCTTGTTAGTTGCTTTTGATCTTCCATCTTTGTTAATACATCTGAATATACTGCACCTTCTATGTTTGCTATCCAATCACATTCAAACTCTTGCAGATACTTTTTCTCACCCATAACCTCTTTTGCCTTGACTAGCTCTTCATCATCTACAATCTTTGTCTCTGATGCTTTTGCCTTGTAGTTAAACCAATCATCAGCTCCTTGTGCGTGTTGATATAGTTCATAGAAGTTATTGTTCATGCCTTGTGGTGTACCAATAAATACGCAATAACCTTTTCTATCTGATAGTGCAGGTCTAATTATTTCTGGAAACAATCTTTCGTTTACATTTGCATACTCATCAATCACACAACCATCAAGGTATATACCTCTCAAACCATCTGAGTTCTCTGAACCTAGTAATGTTATTCTGCTGCCATTCGGCAAATCCACACGCAACTCTGTTTCGTTAAATTTTGTATAAGGTATCTTTGCTGTAAATTGTTTCATATAATCCCATGCAATAGACTTTGCTTGTTTGAAGGTGGGTGCTATATAGGCATACCTAGGGTTCTTGTTTTTGGACAGCAATGCTGACCTAATTAGATGATTAATCATACACACTGTTTTGCCAAACCTTCTATGACAAACTAATACATTCCATCTGTTTTCTGATATTTTTTTATGTAGATATGCTTGGTGCTTTCTAGGTGTGTAGGGTATTTTAATATCCATATCTAGTGTATCTTTTTGCTAGGGAAAACTTCGTGCATACTATCTACAGGTTCAAAGTCAAAGCCAATGCAAAGCATAGCATAAGTAATAAATAACTGCGAAGCTAATTCATTAGGAAAACCAACAAACTTAATTATGACATCATTGTTGTTTTTATCAACATAAGCAACTGATTCTACATCTTCTAGGTCAAAAGGCTTCATATACTATATCTAGTTTATTATTGGTGGTCTGGCAAGATGAAGATGTGGGTGTGTATAAGGGTGTCCTCGAGTCCCATTTATATATACGTATAGTTTGGCGTGTCGTTTTTGGGGTGTACCCACCCTTGCAAAAATAAAAAAATGTCTTTGATCCTACAATAATTATACAAAAAAGGGTTTCGATAATAGAAAGTTATTGGTAATGATTTAATTTTTAAAGAGAATAGATAGGTCAATATTGTTGACCGATTATATAACGCTAAAGCCAGGCGTGGCAGCGTGTAAAAGAATTGCAACTATTACTACTAATTATATTATCAATTATTATTCCAGGATCGCACAAAAAAAACCCACCAATAAAATTAATTATCAGTGGGTTAAATTGTTTATTATTATTTAATTAAACTTTGATTGTACTTTTTTCCTCCATTCACTTGCAAATGATTTCTCTTTAATTGGTGTAAGTTTATCAAATACAGTTTTTTTCATATCATAATAATATGGTCCTACTGTTTCATCCATTATTTTGATAAACACTTCCTTGTTTAAATAGTCATATCTAATTAAACCAATTACAGCTATTACTTGATCCTTATATTTACATGCAGAATATATTGCATATTCTTTACCTTCAACATGCTCAACATTAAAATCAATAATTGGTAATGACATATCCATTTTAAACGCATCAACCACTGATGGTTTTTTATTGTATTGAACTGATATAGCACCCATTTGTTTACCTCTTTGTTTATTTGTTTAATCTCTTTATATATCCAATTTATATAATTACAAGTATTATTTTTAATTAAATTACTTTAGAATTATTCTAAACTACATACTGTTGCATAAATATCACACATAAAAAAAATATACTTTTTGGATTGACAATAATAATTAATTATACTAAATGGTTATTTGTGGTTAAGTTGATAAATGTACATACAATTATTGTTGATCATTTTACATATTTAACCACAACAAAAAATGAAAGAGGAAACAATGACAAAAGAAGAGGCAATAAAAAGACTAAAAGAAGAAATAAAAAAAGGCGATACTTTATGGACACAATTAAACCATGTTTCGAGAAGTGGAATGATGCGTCATATATCAGTAAGACAAATCAAAAAAGATTACCCTCTTGATTGGACAAGATTGGTTTCAATTGCTCTTGATTGGAAAGAGGGTAAAAATCGTTTAGGTGGATATAATGGTATCAAAGTTGGTGGTTGTGGAATGGATATGGGTTTTCATCTTGTCTATACATTATCAAAAGTTTTATATGATGACGGCTACGCAATTAAACATAGTTGGTTATAATGATTAAAAACATTTTAAACTTTTTGGATTATGTTTTATTCCTGGGTATGTTCTATATAATATATCTAGGTTTAAAACATGGACCA